TTCCAGGGGTCCGGAGGGGGGTCGGGGGTCTCGCTTGGTGATGAAAATGTGTCTGTAAAAAATCGGGGAGCTGATGAACAACGGGCCCTTTTTTGGGGCAGTGGGGGCGATGCAAATCAGCAACCGGACCCCCGTATCAGATTTTGCATCCTTTGAACTGGGGGCAACGTAGGAGACCGCATGACAACCACAATGAGCCGCAGCGATATGAAAATGCTGGAACGCGGCATACGGCAGAAGTGGGACATTCCGGATCAAGCGCTGTCAATGGTCCCGATGAAGATGCTCGGCATCATGGCAAAGGGGACAGACAGAGACGCAATTGCAGCGGGCAGAGTGATTGCGGCTCTGATGGAAATGAATAACGACATTGACAACCCCGTGGCGCTCGTGGCGCATCAGCATACACATCAGTTTTCCCCGGTAACGGCAGACAACATTGAGCAACAGCGAGCTGCACTACTTGGAGAGCTCCATCGAATCCGCCACCTCTCAGGAGGAGCTGCAGGCAGCGTCTGATTTGTTGTTGGAAGCAAGGGGCAGGATTGCATCCCGTGACAGATTTGACCTGCACACACTGACGGAGGTTGCAGAATTCTTCGGACTTGACGAACACACAATCAGGACGTGGCGGCTGAAGACACCACCGATGCCGGGCGATCCTGGCAAGTGGCCGATCAGGCAGATAGTGCAATGGAGGTGCAACTGGATTCAACAGAGCGACCTGGCATCAGCGAAGCGGCAACAGGATTTCGAACTGGGACAGATTCAGGTCGAGCAAAAGCGGCTGGAGTTGGATCGTGACAAGCTGCTGAGCCTTGACAGAACCGACGTGGAGTTGTGGGCGAGCGTGGCACTAACAGAGCTGAAGGCCGGAGTCATGCAGTTGCCTGAGATGCTGGCAGCAAGTGCTCCGGCGGAACTGAAATCATTTGTGCGTGAAGAATCAGACAGACATTGTCGCGACGTGCTCACAGCAACGTGCCGTCGGTTGGAGATGGCGGAACTCGGAAAGGTTACTGCTGCAGAATGATAGCGTTGAAAGCTACCAGACTTTTGAAACCTCAGCCGCGAGTACATACCGCAGACTGGCTGCAGCGTCATGTCACGATGCCCAAGGGGACCGAAACAGGCGGACTGCCGTTCTCGCTGGCGTCGTTTCCGCATGTCAGCGGAGTGCTGGCGGCGTTCGATGATCGGTCAGTCCGGCGTGTGGTTTTGCAGTGGGGTACCCGCCTCGGCAAGACCACAAGTTGCCTGAGTCTGATGGCTATGGTTGCGGCGACTGAGCCTCGCAACATGATGTTCGCGAGCCCCACGAAAGACGCAGCCGCACGGGTGATCGGGTCAAGGCTGTATCCGATTCTTCGAAACGCTGACGGCGTGCGGGAGCAACTGCCGCCCGAGGCACGGCAAAGCAAGTTGCACGTCAAAATGGAGACGTGCCAGATTTTCGTAGGCTGGTCGGGATCAGAGTCAAGCCTCGCCGACGTTGGAGCATGGTTCGGGACTGCGTCGGAGATCGACAAGTGGGACGACTCGGCGTCAAACGAAGGCGACTCACTCAAACTGTTCGTGAATCGTTTCAAGGGGTTCCCGGATCACAAGATCATTTTTGAATCGACACCAACAATCAAAGGACGCAGCCGAATTGAAAAGCTGATGAAAGAATCGAATCAGCATCGCCGCTACGTTCCGTGTCCGCACTGCGGGGAGTTTCAGACACTGAGAAAAGGTGACGAGTATTCGCCAGGAGGATTCCGGTGGGACCGTGATGACCACGGAAATTCATCTGCCGAAATTGCATTCCGCACAGCGTACTACGAGTGCGAGAAGTGCATCGGGAAAATCGAAAATCATCATCGCGTCCAGATGCTGCGGCGTGGCGTGTGGTGTCCGGACGGATGCACTGTTTCAGTCAGCGGAGAGATCACGGGGACAGCAACAAAGTCGGGATCTGACACGGTCGGATTTGGCCCGCTGGCATCTTGGTACGCACTTACCGAGACGTGGGGGAGCTTTGCTCGCGCGTGGATCCAGGCGCAGAAGAGGCCGCGTGATCTGCAAGATGTCGTCAACGGGTACATGGGCGAGACGTGGGAAATCAAGCGCACGAAGAGCACTCCGGAAAAAGTCGGCGAACGACTATCGACAACGACGCGGCGCGGAACTGTTCCGGACTTTGGTCGCTTCCTCACGGTGACTGTCGACCGGCAGGCGGCAGACGGCGGCTTCGTGAAATGGGTTGTTCTCGCGCATGGGGAAAGCGATCAGGCCGCAGTGGTCGATTACGGGATGTCAATCACACTTGAGTCGATCTGGGATATCGTGATTCGAGCAACGTATCCGCACGCCGACGGCGGGAACGGACTGGTTCCGGTTGCTGCCGCAGTTGACTCAGGTTGGGATACAAAAAACACATACGACTTTTGTAACACTCACCCCGGAATGTTGGCCTGCAAAGGGTCATCGACTGACCTGCAAGGCCAGCCGTATAAGCTCGCCACTGTTGGCGAAAGTCGACACTCTTCTGACGGACAATTGCTGTTTCACGTCAACACGGATTTTTGGGAAACCGATCTGCAGTCGAGGCTTGAAGACAAGTTGCCCGGAGAACCGGGAGCGCTGACCCTTCCGGCGGGCGCACAGCATGACATTGATTTTCTGTGCGAGATGTGCAACTCGACACTCACTGACAAGATCGACGGGCGAGGGAATGCGCGGATGACTTGGGTGAAGAGTGACGAAAATGCACCGAACGACTTTCGCGATGCCGTGCGGTATGGACTGGCGCTGGGAAGAGCGTGGATTGAAGAGCGGGGCGGAATGCCGAATCGTAGCGAAATCGCGACAGCCACGAAGGCCGTCACATACTCAGGAGATCGAAGACCCGATGGACGAACATGGACAGAATAGCAAGAAGCACAATCCGCCAATGAAATCCGTCGAGAAGCCCGTGGTGTCGCGGACATCGGCTCCCGCTCCGACAGTATTGCCTGCGAGCGTTGACCCGCCACCTGAGATCACTCGCACGTCATCCGGTCGCATGATGGCACCACATCGACGCTGCCCGCTGTGCTGGGAACGCTGCCAGGGCTACGGAACGTCGTACAGCACGGCTCCGAATGGCCGGACGTATTACAAGTGCATCCAGACGCTGTTGCCTGAGCACCCGCCATGCGGTCACACGTGGAGCGTGTTAATAGAGTTGCACTCGGTTACCGTGCAACACAGGATCGTTCACCTTGACGGTGAGCGTTGACAACAGGTCATGGGTCTTGGTATCGTGCCCGCTCAATCACTCGGCAAGGAGTGATTCAGTCGACTTTCGCGGGCTCCGGCTCGCACTGAGAAACCCACACACAGGACTTGCCTCTTGTGCTGTGGGTTTTTTCGTTTGGAGTGAAAAAACATGATGAAATCATGTCGCATTTGCGGAATCGCATTTAATGCTCCTGCGAATCATAAGACATGCGGAACCGTGTGTGGCAAGACGCTGAGTCGAAAAACAGCTAAACGTATGCCGAAGTACCGCAATTGTGTGATCTGCAAAAAAAACTTTCGGCTCAAAACAAGTGGGTCCGAGATAACGTGTAGTAAAGAATGTAGTGTTGAAAGAAAACGCCAAACGACTAACACGAGACAGCGAAAAAAACGCGGGACAACAGAAACGATTTCGTGTGTTATTTGTGGCAAGCCCGTAGCGGTTTGGGGGACCACAAAAACGCATGAAGGCGAGTGTCGTGATGAGCTGCGAAATCGGTACAAACCAATCTGGAAAGCAAAAAGAAGAACCATCGATCGGGAAAAGACTAGGGCAACTCGGGCTAAATGGTTGGAAAATCCACAGAACAGGGAAACTGTACGAAAGTCACAAAGGAACTGGAACGCAAGACACAGGAGTGATCCCGAACAAATTGCAAAACGGCGAAGGTCGGAAGCAAATCGTAGGGAAAAACAAAAAGCAAAGGGTATTAAGCGATCGTTGATTGATCAGAGAAGCGCATCTCTTCGACACGCGGTCATTCGGTCAGAAATGACGGCAGACCAAATAAAAGAGTACCGCAGAAAAAAAGCGGCAGAGATGCGAAAGAGAATGGCGGATCCCGTAAAGGGTGCGAGAGTTCGTGAGTTGAAGCGGGAAGAACGAAAAAGAAAACACAAGGGCGTGTTTGCTATTAGCGTGTTGCGTGCAATTGAAGGTTTAAGCGACTTAATTAAAGGAAATTGATAGAATGTCAACTGCTACGATTGTCGAAAAAGGCACGGGCCACAGGAACGATATCGCATCGTCACTAGAACAAATTAAGTCAGAACACGATGTGCAGTCATTGCTGTCTCAAATGAATGACTGCTTGGCTCTCACCGCAGACTCCATAATGAAAATTGGAGCCATTGTTCGCAGGCTTGAACAATTGGAAGTCGATGTTTCTTCATTGCGAATACCAAACATGGACTACTTCCGGCGAATTGCTCACGGAAGTATGCTTCCCGGTGTGTTCGTCAGTCTAGCGGGAAGCCCGCTTATAATGCGGCGCGTTTCCAGATTGCCGATTCCGGATCAGCAAAAAATTGTTAATGGTGAACCAGTAAAGGTTATCCTCAGAGGAGGCGACCACATGATGATATCTGTTGACAATATGACGACAAAGCAAACAAAGCAGGTGTTTGCTGTCGATCACATCCGGAGCGACTCACAACAAGCTGCATGGCTTGTGGCTGATGAACAGTCTATTCCTGCGAACACAGAGAGGCCACCAGTGATGCTCGACCGCCGCCGCAACGGAATCGTTATTGGTGAAGTGTTCGTGAGTGCAAGTGATCTTGCAAAATACCTTGGAGATCTTGCGGAGAAGTAAAACAGGAATAAGAAATACTGATCCACAAAGGCAGGGCGGTTTTCCGTCCTGCCTTTTTTCATTGGTAAACTTGGTAATGCCTGCCCGTGCCGGCTGATCACACACTGTGTGAATGACAGCGGCAGAAGAACTCACGCTTACCGACGCGGCAATCACCTCATGCTTGACGGCACAGTCCTACACTGTGTCAGGTCGCGTGAAGATGATGGCGAACTATTCCGCCCTGACGAAGCGGCGTGACGAACTGCTGCGACAAATTATTGAAGCTGCCGAAAGCGGCGGGTCAATGTGCTCGCTTGGTCTCCTGATGGAGCCCTCGCTATGAGCCTTGCTCTGTCCGATCGAATCATAAGCCTCTTGTCTCCACGTTGGGCATTGTCGCGAGCTTCTGCAAGGGCCACGTTACAACAGATGGCCACGGTTGTTGGTGGCTCTGGCGGTTACGATGCGGGGAAGCTGACCAGATTTACACGAGGTCGCTCCGGGTCGGACGGAAAAGAAAACAGCATCCCGACTGAGCAGCTCGACAGACTGCGGTCGAGCGCATGGAACGCATGGCGAAACAATCCATATGCTCGCAAGATCGTCAGGGCGATCGAAGCAAAGGTGATCGGCCCGGCGATGATTCCTGAGTCGCTCGCAATGAATGCCGACGGCTCACCAAACACGGAATTTCGGAAGCGGTGTAAACAACTCTGGACTGCAATCGACTGCGGATTTGATGTTCGGGGACTGCCAGGCCAAGGCGGGCAGACAATGCCGGGTCTTCAGCGACTTGCTCTGCGCGCGTGCGTATTGTCAGGAAATGTTCTCTACCAGCTGGTGCCTGTCGACAATGCTGAAATGCTTCGCCGGGATCTCCCGGTCGCAATGGCTTTGCAGTTTATCGACATATCGCGACTCACAAATGATGTCCCGCCGCACGAAATCAAACGCGGGCATTCGCTCTATCGCGGAATCGAGTTCACGCCGAACGGTCAACGTGCAGCGTACTGGGTTACAGACGGCGTTCCGGGTTCAGTAGAAGGCCAGAAAGCGAGAAGAATTCCGGTCGAACAAGTGCGTCATTTATTTACCGAGGACGACATTGATCAGGTAATAGGCGTGACATGGTTTGCAGCCTCGATGATGCCGATGCGTGACGCGAACGATTTGCAGTTCAATGTCCTGAAATCAACCGCAATGGCCGCTTGTGTCGCAATGGGCATTCGCAAGCCAACAGGAAAAGCTCGCTTCGGGCTAAATGCGGCATCGGAAAACCAATCCGGCACTTCTGACGGGACAGACCTGACCGACGCTGACGGCAATGCAATCACAAAAATGCAGCCTGGAATGATCGTCAATCTTGGCGAGACTGGTGACTTGCAAACGTTCTCACCAAACCAGCCGAACATCAATCCGGAAGGGTTTGTGCAGCATATGCTCCGCGGTGTCACGGCAGGAATGCCAGCCGTGAAATCAAGCACGGTGATCGGAGACTATCGCCAGTCGTCATTCAGCTCCGAAAAGGCTGCTGACAATGACATATGGCCAGAAGTCATGGCTCTTCAAGAATGGTTTGCGAGCGGGTTTTGTCAGCCAATCTACGAAGCCGTCGTGAAGGCCGCAGTTGTCAGTGGATACTTTGGACCGACGCTGTCGGTCGAGGCATTTGCGGAGCAGCCGAGTCTGTACCTTGCCGCAAAGTGGCAAGGTCCGGTTGCTCAAAGCATCAACCCGGAAAAAGATATCACTGCTGCCGCAATGCGAATGCAACACGGGCTTAGTTCCCCGCAGATGGAATGCGCTCGAATGAACGTGTCATGGTCGGACGTGCTCAACGACGTCGCGGACTTTTACGCGACTGCAGAATCCAAGGGCATTCCCGAAGCGGTCGTCAACAACGTGTTCAGCGTTGACGCTCAGGACCAACTGGCGGCAGAGACAGTCGCGGCAAACGCAGATGCAAATAAGGAGTCAGCGAATGCCTAAGGCGTCCAGACAATTCCCTGAACTCAGCAAGCGTGAAGACGCGCCGCTCGAAATGGTGTCGCGGTCTCTTGAGCTGCGGTCAAAGACTTTTGATCACGACGCGCGCACGGTCGAGGCCGTGATTTCGACCGAAGCCCCGGTGCTGATGCCGGACTTTGAACGAATGGAAATGATGCCGGAGATATTGCTGTCGAGCGGCATCGAGTTTCCCAAGTCGCGACAGGTTCCGTTTCTTGACTCACACAACAGACGATCAGTCAAAGATCAACTCGGCTCTGCCCGTGCAATCACAATCGGTGACGGGCAGGTGACATCAACGCTGACGTTTAGCAAATCTGCAAACGCTGAGGATGCGATCAGCGGTGTTCGCGATGGGCACATCACCGACGTAAGTGTCGGCTATGAAGTCAAGAAGCGGGTGTATGTTCCCGCCGGTGAAAGCAAAACGATTAGCGGCCGTCAGTTCGATGGCCCGCTAAATGTCGTAACGAAGTGGCGGCTCCGGGAAGTCTCGTTGACTCCGATCGGCGCTGACGCACAAGCAAAGCTGCGTGGACTCGATCCGGCAGCGTTCCGTTTTGAGTCCACAAAGAAAGGACAATTTCAGATGAACGAAGAACTTCGCGCGTTGCTTGTGTCAAAAGGCATGTCGGCAACATTGACCGACGCAGAGGCTCAGGTATGGCTGGTGACAAATCGCAATTTACTCAGTGATCCCCCAACGCCACCTGAAAAAATCACGATAGAAAAAACTGAGGCAGGTCGCGATATAACAACCGACACGATCCAGGAAATGATTGAAGCTGCGACCACAAACGTGATCCGCAAGGAACGGACTAGGGCCGAGGCGTTTCGCAAGGAAGTGGACGCACTGTGCGAGTTGTCAGGTTTGCCTGCAGAAGCCGAGCACTGCCGCGGTCTGGACTCGCAGGACGCAGTTCGCCAGCACTTGCTGACGGTACGAAAAAACACCTCTTCAGAAGTCGGGTTTGCTCCGTCAATCCGCGTCACTGGTGAAGGCTCTGACCGTTTTTTGGCCGACGTGAAAACTGCGCTCACTCTGCGAGCACTGGAATCAGTGTCGCCTCCATCTCCCGAGGGAAATGTTTTTGTCGATCGGCTTGCTGAAACGCGAGCTAAAACGATGGAACGAGTGTTTCCGAAAGCTACACGGGCAGCAGGTGCTGAACAGTGGAAAACAGCATCCATGTTCGACATTGCACATGAAATTGTGCGGTCAGTTATGGGTGTCGAGACGCGCGGTATGAGTCGTGAGAATATCGCGATCATCGCGATGTTTGGCTCGCAGCGGGCAACCGACATGGGCATTCAGTTCCGGTCTTCCGGGGCTGCGTATAACAATACGGGATCGTTCGCGAACCTTACGTTGGACGCGATCAACAAAAGCATGATGCTGGGCTATGTTGAAGCTCCATCGACCTGGGAAGGTCCGATGAAACGAGGGGCGTCAGTTGATGACTTCAAAAACATCAATCGTATGCGAATCGGGTCCATTCCAAACCTTCCGGTTTGGAACGACAACGACAACCCGGTCAAAGCGTCGATGGCTGACGCCAAGGAAACATATGCGGTTGAGTCTCGTTCACTGGAACTGGACTTTAGCTATCGGCTGCTGGTCAACGATGACATGGGGGTTCTCGGACCCGCTCCGTCTCAACTCGGTGCAGCCGCTCGCCGGACTGTCAACGCGGTTGCTTGGTCTCAGATCACAAGCAACCCGACGATGTCCGACGGTCAGGCCTTGTTCCTTGCAACCGCAACAGGAAACCGCAAGCGGTCGAACCTGACCACAGGCGCAACAACACCCACAAACCTTAGCCTTCAGGTTTTGAAGAATAAGATGCGCCAGATGCGAGGCGAGAACACGCCGGAAGGTGCTGAGTCTGCCGACATTTTGAACCTGCAGGCAAGGTATCTCGTGGGGCCTGGGGCTCTGGATACCACGATTATGCAGCTTGTTATGTCGGTTGCTGATCCGGTTACGTCAATTTCTTCCGCCGTTTACAACCCATCGAATACGCTGATTCCGGTCATCGAGCCTTTGCTCGACGTCGCGTCAACGTCGGCGTTCTATCTGTTTGGAGATCCGTCACAGATTGATACCGTCGAGGTGTCGTTTTTGAAGGGTCAGGAAACTCCGGTTGTTCGCTCGTTCATGAACGAAAGAACGATGAGCCAATCGGCAATCATTTTGCAGACGTTCGGCGCTGCTCCGCTGAATCATCGCGGAATGCAAAAGCACGACGGAGCATAGTGAATGAAGCACGGGAGCGGCAGGCGTTCTGCCGCTCCCATTTTCTCGGGAGTTGTTTCCCGCGAGTAGCGTTGAGGCGAGTAGCCGAACCAATTCCTAAGGGGGATTTGCAATGATTAATCGAGGGGTAGCGTGTTTTGAAGGCTTGTTCAATCGGGCTCAGGAGTTCTCAACAACTCCAGGAGCACATGGCTGGACGATCGCTGACACAAGTGCTGCTGGAACGCCAACGTATTTGTGCGAAACCGCAGACGGCGGGGCGGCAGCTTTGACACTGGAGTCAACCAGCGAAGCTCAGATTGTGACACTATACCACAAGGACGTGTTGGCGTTTGATCTGGCTCAAATTCAGTTCGTTGAAATAATCGCAAAGGTCTCGGGAATTAACTCCGTCACGACGCTGGTCATGGGTCTTGGTAACGCACGAAATGACACCGCGGATAGTGTTGGCGTGAATGCCTGGTTCAGAATGCAGGGGTCGGGTTCTACCTCTGCCGTTCTCACGGAAACGGACGACAACACTGTCGACAATGACGACAAGGCGACCGGCGCAACACTGGCGGCTGTCTATAAAACATTCAAGATTGATTTCTCGAACGGGCTCACAGACGTACGTTTTTTCGTGGAAGGCGAACGAGTGTCCGCCGCTACGACGTTCACGATGGCCAATATCACCGCCGGGCAAAATGTCCAGCCGATGATCATGATCCAAAAGGCTTCTGGAACTGGCGTTCCGTCTGTGACGATTGCTCAGTTCAAAATCCAGTACCGATATGCACACGGGGCGTAGTCCTGGCTGATCAGTCGGCGTTCATTTAGACAATCAATCTCGAATTCAAAGGACAATCATAATGGGCACATTATCGGCAGGCAGAGTCCGCGGGACTTCGGTTCCGGCATACGGCGACGGTGAAGGGGATCTGGGTATTACGAGTCGAGGCGAACTACTGATTGCATACGGCCTTCCGTTAAAAACGGATTTGGTTCGGCTCGGCGACACATACACCTGTCAGATCGCAACAGGGTCAGCGTTTACGCACGTCGCGACGATGCCGACCACTCGCTCGGAACTGTCTTTGTTCAACGGCGAGCCCGGCACAGGAAAGTGTTACGTGATCGATTCCATATGGTGGTTTTGTCTTACGTCGATCACAGCAGCGTCAGGTGCCACACTGATTTATCAAGTGTCGCCATCTGCAGCCGCTCCGACAGATGACGCGGCGCAGTTGATCAATTCGCCAATGGGCAAAGCCTACGGCGGTCGAGCTCGGCGAGCGGTTGCCACGACAGTCATGACTGCAAACAAATGGGCTGCGCTAGCTTCTCAGCCTGCCGGTGCGGCTGTCTCAATTGGAGTCGGATTGGTGGCACAAGTCGAAGGCGGAATCGTCATCCCGCCTGGCGCAACTCTCGGAATCAACGTAGTTGTCGGGACTGCAACAGGCACAGCTTTGGTCGGTGTGTCGTGGCATGAGGCTCAACTGCGGATCTCCTGATGACTTTGGCTGCGATCATCGCATCTGACATAACTGACGTTTTTCTTGTCGTCGCGGACTTTGCAGAAACCTTTCTGCGATATGCCAAAGGCGACAAGGACAACGCGACCATCGTTGTCGGGATCTTCACTCAGCAGCCGACTGTTGTGGCTGATAACCAACGTGGCAAAGGCTATGTGCGACGCGGGGAACTGCTGATCAAAAGCACGATCACGGCTCATCATTCGGACGCATGGAAGATCGGGGACGCACGATACGAAGTCGAGTCGATTGACGAGCCTCAGTACGGTTCCCGAGTCGTTCGGCTCGTGCATTACGAAGCGGACATCAAGGGTGCAAGAAAGGTGGGGGACATATAGGTGGCCGCACAAGATGTCAACACCACAATTGTGAACGTGAAAGCAATGCTGGCTGCATTGACGGCATGGCAAACGATCACTGGAACAGCATCGGCGGCAGAGGCCACGAAGCGGATTTATGAATACGGTGTTGAGGAAACCGAGTACAGCCTTTGCCCGTGTATCGTAGTTGATATTGACGAGCAAAGATCGTCATGGACGGCTGGAGCATTGCGGGGAAATTTGACCGTTAATGTCACGATCGAACTGGAAATCCCGGAATTCAACCGCAACACGTTTTCAACTCAAGCCGTGTGGTACTGGACTCAATTAAGTTCACTAATTGCAGGCATCAACGGGGCTGTGAATAACTCCGGCGGTCTGATGTTTGAAGAGGTGACGATGCCACTGAAACCCGGTCGGATTGATCCGTCTGAGAATCAGGGGCGTGTTGAATGGATGAGCATAATCGGACTCGTGATCACGCTGCAATGATATGATCAAACTTAGCTTTCTGATCAAATCGTTCGATCTGAACAAGCGGGCGCACGCGACGATCATGAAGAAAATCCTTCGCGACGTTGCGACGCGGCATCAATACGAACGACTGCCAAAACACTTCGAAGAAATCGCATACGCGGAATACGGGGCGGCTCCCCGAACAGACAAATACAACCTCAGGAAAAAAAACAAGTACGGGCACCAAAAGCCGAACGTGTATTCCGGAACGCTTCGCCGGGCAGTGCTGAAAAAAGTCAAGATCACGGCCACACAATACAACAGCAGACTTGAGACCTCGGGAACATCCAGACACAGGCTGACGAACTGGCAACGGCGAGAAATCGAAGTCGTAAGTTCGAAAGAAACAAACCTCGAAAACAAGCGAATGGCTCGCGAATACAAGAGGCTCGCGACGTCCGACCAGTACCGAAGAAAACGCACTCGACGCACAAAGGGCTAAACCAAAATGGCGACATTCGTAGCGGCTGACATTATTCTGGGTGCGACAACGATTCGCGGCGTGACAAGCACGAACCCTCGATCCGGAAACGAGCATGTGAAACGGACGCCATCGGGAGGCGCAATTGTCGATCATGTGAGCGGAACAAAGTCGGAGCAGGTTACGGCGTTTACGTCAACTGACGTGGGCGTGTTGGCAGCACTTGGAACGAACACGTTTTCCTCGGTCGGGCTGTCTCTCACGTCGTCCACGATTACGGTTCCGGTTAAGTCTCGTGCAAGTGGCGGGCTGTTTGCAAGCGGGTCAAACCACTGTGCGATCACTGGTGCAGCAGCGTTGACAATTCCAATTTCCTACGAGGTCTCGCAAGAGTCTGAGGCCGCGACATGCCAAGCGGAAATTCATTGGATTTCGTCCAACGGAACAACGGCGGGGGCGACTGGCAGCGCCGGCAACGCTTTGGCCTCGCAGGCGTTTAGCTTCGAATACGGGCTCGGTCCAGCTTATATCAACGGAACGCTGATTGTGGGCGTGCAGTCGTTCAAGGTGACACCTGGCATCCGGCTCGTCAAGCACTGGTCTCAAGGGCTTGTACGACCAACGATCATCAGTATTCAAGCCGTCGAACCGACGATTGAAATTGTGACTCAGGACATTGACGCAGTTATTGCGGCGTTCGGCGTGTTTACCGCAATGACATCAGCAAACGTCTATATGCGACGGCGAGCTGATGCGGGCGTGTACTCAGCAACCGTGCTGGAAAACATCCGGTTTACGTTCGCTGGTGGCCTGACAGATACCAGCTTTGAAGTCTCGGACAACAATAACGGGACAGCAACAATCACGCTGCACGGCAAGACGCTGACAAGCTCTTCGGCTGTAACAATTCCATAAGGTTTAGAAAACATGGCATCGGAAATCACGCTCAACACGCGCCTGCAACTGGCCAACGGCCAACTTGGAAAAGACGTTAACCCTGGCCGTATCCAGATCAACCAAACAACGCAACTGGCGTTTGATTCGGTGCGCACGATTACAACTGGAGAGGTTACGGTTGCGCTAACCGGGCTGAGCACCCCTCACGTCGTGATGTTGTACAATTTAGACGCGACGAATTACGTGCAGGCAGGCGTCGCGACGACGGTTTATCCGTTTCGCTTGTATCCGGCGTCGATTCCGTCAATCTTTGAAATCAACACCACGTACACAACTTTGTACCTTGCGGCAAACGCTGCCTCGTGCAAGGTGTGGATTATTGCATTTGAACTCTGAAAACATGGGGTTTCGCCTGTGCATTTTCTGGCATTTATTCCCGACATCAAACCGGCTGACCTTGAAAGTGCAGCAAAGGTTGCGGGGCTGACAGACCTGATCAGTGACAGCACACAGGATGTCGCGGCAAACGCGAACGGGCCGAACCAGTTGACAGGCGTCATGCTCGGATGGCTGTCGCCGACGAATCCGCACATTCACTTCGACGCTGCAAAGCAAACATGGCTCCCGTCGATTGTAAAGGATGACGCCGGCAAGCCGCGATACTGGATCGGGATCTGGACGGCATCAGTTCCGCATGAAAGCGAGATGCGCCGGGCATACACTCAGGACGGAACGCGGACAAGGCTGGGTGAGCAAACGTGGAAGCTCCCGACGCCGAGCACAGTCGACTCACGGGCCGTCTACAACGATGATGGCTCGATGCGCTGGGAAGTGATTCGCAAGTTCTCGTGGGTGTGCGACGAAGCTAAGTCGATGACAGCGGTCTATTTGGAAAACTTCGGTCTGCGAAACATGCTGTTTGCAGTCGATCCCGGCGAGCAGGTGGAATGGCTGTTGAAGCTGCTGCGAATCAATTATCGCATGACTCCCGAAGTCGCCGCGTACCTCGACCTGTGGGTCGGAAAGAAAAACGTCATTGACGTAGTGCTTTCAACGCTCGGTCTTTTCCGCAAGACGGAGGTGGAGTCGTGACTGAGAAGATTGCAGTTGAATGGATTGCTACAGCCGCATCAATGACGCTCGCGCTGGACAAGGTGACGGCCAGGCTTGAACGACAGGAAAAACTGCTGGAGATGACCGGCGATACAGCTCTCAAGTCAAACAACCTTGCGATCGGTTCTTTTGCACGATTGGAGCGCGAACTGAAGCAGAACGAGGCGGCACTAAAACGGATGGTGGTGGGTACGGCGGAATTTGATGCGCAGCGCAAGAAAGTCGACGCGTTAAAAACCGCTGTCGCGGGTGCGAAGCGAGAACTAAACGTACCTATCATTTCCTCATGGGGTGAAATTGCAACGTCGATGGGCGGTGCGACAACAACGGCAACAGCGTTGTTCCGCGCGCTGCAAAACGTAGCCGCAGCACAACGGCAGACAGTTTCCGAAGCGGCCGACCAGATTGTTGCAATTGACACGCTTGCGCGCAAGATGCAGATTCAAGCGGGGCTGACTGATCCGGAAACGAAAGCAGCAACACAGACCATCATTGATCAGTCATCTGACGCGGGACTGAAAGCGGAAGTAGGGTTCAAGGCCGCAACGCAGCTTGCCGGTTCGGGGTTCCAGGATCCAGTCGGGTCCGGCACCTTGAAGACAGTTCTCGACACAATTCAGGCAACCAGTTTTCAGGGCTCCCCCGAACAATTAGTCTCGGCTCTCACGGAGGCATTGAACGCCTACGGAATCCCGAAGACAAACGAAAACCTGAAGAGTTTGGCTGTGGCCGCTCAGGGCGTGTTCAAGCAGACAGATTTTCAGTTGACCGAACTGCAGGATTTCGCGAAGTCCGCTTCTGTATTTGAGTCGGCTGGCATGTCTCTGAATCAGGCGCTGGCGGGGTTCACGACGCTTCGTGAAGTGCTGCCAGCTGAACAGGCCGGTACTGGTATGCGGAACTTTGTGAACATCCTGAAGACCGCAGGCGGAGATAAGTCGAATACCAAGTCTTTGAACAGCATGGGGCTCAAGCCTGATCAGGTTGATTTCGTGGGGGAAAGTCTCGATCAGGTTCTGCAAACTCTCAAAGGTGCTATCGGCAACATGGACAAGGCGGAACGCCAGATCGCACTCGGCAACCTGTTCGGGCGAGAAAATATCGCCTCGGCGGAACTGTTGATTGCACGTCAGGACCGTGTTGGCGAGCTGGAGAAGCTCCAGAATAACCCGGCGCAGTTTGAGACTGATCTTGGTGTTGCAGCCGGGGGGATGCAGGCCGAACGTAATCGGATTGAAAATCAGCGCTCGATTGACGCGATGAAAAACAGCGATGCAATGCTTGAGCTTGACACGAGTCAAAGACGGCGAGACAACGAAGACAAGACCTTCGTGGAAAGTGCTACAGTGTCAGGTGTTCCGTTCGCCGGAGCCTCGGCGCAGTTGGCAACCGGAACGATTAGAAGTGTAGACGCTGTTGCGGGTGCTCCTGTACTACGCGACACGTCAGTAGGGCTGGCCTCCGTTTTTAGCAGCCTGTTTGGAGCACAGAAACAGACGAACGCATTGTTGGAACGGCAAAACGAAATTCTGGCCGCACAAGCGGCATCTCCGGCTCCTGTTCAAATGCCAGTCAGGATCCAGGCACCAGCCGCACGACCGAAGGAATCTGCTTTGCCTGCAGTCACAGCGCCTTGATTTGGTTTTTGTAAGCGGAATAACATGGCGACTCTCACAATCGGTGTAAGGGATTTTGGAACGCATCTGTTCGGGACAATCAAAGCCCCGGCATTCGAGTTCTCGCGCGTGGCTCAAACATTTTTCGGAGTCGTCGGCGAACAAAACCTGTACGGAAAAGCTCACTTTCGCTATTTGACATGCCCACTGCAACTGACAGGATACGCGACACACCTTACGTTGCAACAGGGTGTGGCAACGATGGCACTGTGGATGGGAACGACTGGAACGCTGACATACAACCTTGGAGGCGGTGACAGCACGCCATTCACGCAGTGCATCTTCGAGGGATTCGAACCTGAGGAAGAGCCCTGGAAAGACGGCTCGGGTGTGAATGGATGGAATCAACGAGGCACTCTCAAATTCAGACAGGTGGCATCATGAATGAAGACATGGACAAAAGCTGGAAACCAGATCCGGAAACCGGGCTCCCGACTCTCGACCAGCATCGGGAAGAAGTCCAGAAAACAATGACGCAAACGGGATTTGCATTGCCAGTCCCGAAGCCAGAGTCACTGCCCGTCGAAGTGCCTCAAGTCGCGATCGTGGATGAGCTTGACGAATGACCACGGATGCGATCAACACCGCCGGGGCACTGGTATATGTTTACCCCGAGTTCCTGACGGCGCTCGGGCCTGCGGGCGGTGCTCCACCTGGCGAAGCTCAGACGTTCGACAACTGCTATGCCTCGACTGTCGTGCAGTCGGCTGGCGGCTCTCGCATGGACTATGCGGAGCTGCGGTACGCTCTCGCGGATTACCTTGTCGATCGTGATCAGCCGTCGTCATTCAAAAGAATGGTGGCGGTCTATCTGCAGGACGGGTCAAAAACGCGCCTTCATCTCGGCGACTACGTCAAGGAATCCGTGAAGGTCGAACAGGGCGGCGATTCCCTGACCGCTCAGAGTCAGTTGCGCAGTTATCACTTTGGGACTCCGGTAACGTACTACGATGTTCGCGACGCACTGCATTCCAGACTCACAGCGGCTGCGACAATCGTTGACGACATTGTGTTCAATCCGACGGTCGATGACCGCACGCTGTTCAATATGTCGTCGGAAACACGAGTAGGCCTTAGTGGGCGATTATGGACGCACCCGGAAATCGCCTTTACTCCAGACGGAATTGCGTATCAGGGACAATCGAGGGTTGAATGGACGCTGCAACGTGCGATCCAATCGCTGTGCGAACTGCTCAACCCGGAAGAGTTCATCCGCAATCCAACGTACGCTGAGATTCTCGAAGCAATTCCTGTAAGCGGCGTGATTGAGATTCGCGACGTGCGGATTCCGCTCGGCACTCGGCTTCCGCAAGCGCTGGACATGCTGCTGATTCCGCTCGGGTACAATTGGTTTACGGACTATGCGACAGGGACAGCAAATCCGAAAATCAAGTTGTTCAAAATCGGGGTCGGGGAAGAGAAAACTCTGTTCTTGCAAACGCCTGGCGAGCTGTTGAATCTTGAATGGTCGAACGTAAATCAGTTGTCAGTGTCGAACGAGATCGGCGACAGTTTTAATCAGGTTCGGGCGCTCGGCGACTTTGAGGAAATCGAGTTCACGCTGCCGCTTTATCCGCGATGGGCGCAATCGGATGACCAGCTAACTGCTGACAGTCTGGACAAAGACTCGCTTTTGTTTTCTGGAAAAGAAACGGTGAGGAGACTGTGGGTCGCAAACGAAGCTGGCGATATTAGGTCTCCAGATATCCGCAATCGTGCTACGCAGTACACTGAGGACGTCCCGAATCTGTTCCCGTTTTTTGTTGGTGAATACCTTCCGCATCGCCGCACGATTGGTGAACCGATAACGTACATGGGCGGTGCCGACAGTCTTCAACGACGCCCGCATTTTCTGGAATACTCTATCAATTTAGGAACGGAATGGCTGGCCGCTCCTGACGACTGGTCAGTGAAGCTGTGTCCGGATCAAATCGGAGTATACTTTGACGGCAAGGGTCCGCCTGCAGAACTGCTAAGCGCTGGAACAAGCGGATGTCTTAGAATAACTGGAACGGTCAGGGGTGACAGCCGCGTCGAAGGACTTGCAACAAAGCAGTCATACGCGGTCAACGGTCGCACGATTGAGCAAGTGCTGGTTGTTCCGGACAAGTTTCAAAAACGCTCGCGGCAAGCAACCGGGATCTACAAAAGTGTGTTTGCGGCGGAGACCGCAAACGGTGCGGACGAACGCGACGACACGACAAAGATTCTTGCGTATGCTGAAGCTATTCGAAACCAGAACCATCATGCTGAGGTGGACTGCGAATTCCGGTTGCCCGGACATCACCTCAGTTATCAGATCGGGGATCTGATTTCCAAGATTGAAGGTCGTGAAATCAACCTAAACGCTGCGGCAGCAGGCGCTCCGTCCAACAGGTTCCCGCAGATTGTTGAGCGGCGTTTTGAAATGTCCGAATCCGGGCCGTTCACAGTTTTGATTGTGGATCGTGGCATTGACCCGTCGATTGCCGAACAGCTCGCGCTGACGGGCGAAGTACAGCAGGCGGCGAGGGTCGCGACACGCAGGGCAAAGCCATGACGCGACGTGCGTTCAAACCTCTTGGAATCACCGTTGCGAATCCGACAACGGACTTTCGCGGGTCGAAGGCAACGCGACGCGAATTCAAGACCCTAAGCGGATCTCAGCAGACACCTGTCCCGCCGGTTCCTGGGAGTATTTACAGAACTGTGTCGCCAGCCGTTATTGCTGATTACAAAGGAATTTCAAACACTACATGGAGCACAGGTACAACTGGGGAAGCTGCCAGCCTAAATCGAAATATCATCTACAAATATTTCGTTGTGACAAGCCCGCGAACAACGTACGTTCAATACATCATGCCGCCGATTCGATGGTCGGTGAATGTTCCTGCCACAAATGGTCAGCCTTATGACATGTGGACGGCTCCGGGATCAAACATTTCGAGGGATGAAACAACTTTTTCACTTGCCGCAAACAACGTCGGTGCATTGTGCTCAACATGGCTTCCCGCGTCCGGCGCTTCTCACGTTGTGCTGCCGACAAAAGTAAAGTCTGATGACGTCGGGATCACCGTTATTCCTAGCGGGAGTTCTGTCGTTACAGGTTTGCGGTGTATAAATCCGCCACAATTGAACTTTGCATACGTGTGGCCGAACATCGACAATATTGATGCGACAGTGAATACATTTCCCACGTCAAATCAAGGCAACGGACTTGGGTTTGACTGGACAAGAACCTATAAAACGGCAGTGATACTTAATGGCGTTGAGCAAACGTCAAGGTATATTTTTCCTGTCGCGGGGGACACTATTCAATTTGATATGTGGTATGAACTACGGCACGTTCCGATGTCTTACCCAAATAACAATACAAGAAAGTTCTGCGCCGCGATTTTAACCAGCTATGTATCCAACGCAAGCACGCGGGTTTCAGATGCGCGCTGGTTGCAACTTAGCGGCTGCGAAATGGCGGCAAACTTTCGCGAAACGCAGCACACCTACGAACTGACATTGAACGGGGCAATGACTTGGCTAATGCCAAATGGAACCACGACGCAAGCGATGAGAACCTGGCTGCTGTGGGTTCGCTCAGACGCCAGAGAAGGAGAAATCGGATGGTATCATTCTGGCACCTTATTCAACGGAAGTCATCCTGGCGCACCGTACTTTAAGGCAATCAATTTGTTTTGGAAGCGCGAGATGCCATACATCGTCGTGACGTGGGCAGATGCGTTTGCGGCAACATATGGAATTCGAGCGACCGCTGTGTACTCGCCAGCTTCTGACGGAAATTATTTAACGACTACTGTCCCGCGTGACGAGGCGGTGACGATCACTCATGCACCGATGGGCTGTTTTAATCAAGGCGGTACGACGCAGTTTAATTTGGTTGAGTGGACACCTTATGGGTCCGGAAAAGTATATTGGAGGGGCCGACGACCGGGCATTATTCCAGTTGAACCGCAGGTGCCAACGTCTGTGACTGTCACCAGGACGTCGAGATAAACCGAAATCAACCTCAGGACCGTCGTAGACCCGCAGCAATGGGAGAGACTGATCAGCAGTGGTCAGTCTCGCTGCGTTTCAATACTTCCGATACACCGCAAACCCCGCATGAACCATGAGGTCATTCACACAGCCAGCTTCGGTGTAAATCTCCGCCAAGTACCGCCCGTACTTCTCCTGATCGTCCTTGACGGTCTGCAGGTTCACCCGCGAGCCGGACGGGATCTGCTGCCTCAACCAGTCCCGCGCGGCGATCCCATGCGGTCGTGATTCGCCACGAAGCTCCGGAGCGTCGATCCGATTCAGCCTGAGTTTCTGTATCACAGCGATCCCGTATCCGAGATCGACCGAGACAGTAATAGTGTCGCCGTCGTAGATCGAAAGAACGACTGCGGAGTATCGGTAGTCTTGCCAGTTTTCGAGCGGCACTATTGTCATCCTCCTGCAAGTCTCTGGGTCGTCTCGCGAATCAACCGTTGCCCGCGATCCGCGGGCCGTAACAAACTACTTACGTTTTGATTGACTGTCGAGGCACATTATGAAAGAATGATCCGCTATGCGTCGATTCATAAACAACGCTGAATCGCTCCGACTGCAGCAAGGACTGACGATACAGGCACTGGCTGATCAGATCGGTATGCTGCGTCCCCAGCTCAGCAATGTTCTCAGCGGGAAAAACAGCCCAACGCTCGAAACGATGGAGCGAATTGCGACCGGCCTTGGCGTGGACGTGAGTGATTTGCTGGAAAAAGCACGGAAAAAACGACTTGCAAATTCTGCGTAACAAAATTGAAACGGATCTCTTGACGTAATAAACTTGTTACGATACCCTGCCCCCGTCAGCCACCGCTGACGGGTTTTTCGTTTCAGGACTTGTCACCTGCAGCCCGATCCCCGGGCGAGTTATCCGGAGCTTCCGGACAACTGGTGACGCACGGAGGCGGCCGCCGAAAGCGGTCGTCATGGATGGTGACCATGATGTCGCGCGCTTCCGCGTCAGACCTACTCTCAAAGACCGACCTGGAGCAGCGTCTCCAGATGTCCTCCAAGGCCGTGAATCAACTGATTGTCCAGCTTGGATTCCCTTCTCCCGTCGACGTCGTGGACGGCCGCTACCGCTGGCGCAAAGAGGACATCGAGGCTTGGATTGCTGGCAAGGAGGTGCAGAGATGAACCCAGACGTCCGCGTCGCACTCTGCGACCTCGTCCTCCCGCTCACGATCTGCCTGGCGTTAGCGTCGATTGTGTTTTTGCCGTTTGTCCTGCACCGCAATGACCGGGATTTTTAACAAGGAATGATGCGCATGGCTGAACACTTTCGATTCGAAATCGGTTCATTTGTTGTCCCTGTTTTGCTGGACAAGGACCACTATTCCAGGATGCAAGTCGTGGTGCGAAAACTAGAGCAGTGTACCTGGGGCAGCCAGCTGTATTATCTGTGCAGGTCGGTGCAGTATGGACAGGTTGACCACGATCTGCATTGGTATTTGGAAATGGAGTTGCAGGCATGGTTGAATCCAGACGGAGAGAACAAAACATGAACAAAAGCGAATCCGAAATGACGGTGCGGGCATCCGAGCTAAGAGAACTCGGGGCAACAGGACCGATACAGGTTTGGTGCCACCTGGTCGAATTCGACAATGTGGTACGTTTTTTCTGGACAGTGTTTATGGAACAGGATGGCCAGACCTGTCAAATCAGCGGTGATTCCTGGCCCGAGATTATAAAAAAAGTGCGGGCTCTTTTATCGACCGATCACGCGACGCGTGAACAGTTGCTGGCATTGTGAGTCACACCCGGTGACCCGTGACACGGTCTGAAACGCCAGGGATTTGGTGGCCGGGATTTGTTTGTCAATCACCATGAAAGGGAGTTCAAACGATGTTGGTTTTGAGCAGAAAACAATCAGAGTTGGTCGTGATTCGCGTGCCTCCTTCAAGCGAAACGCAGGAAATCAAAGTACTGGTCACTGAGATTTGCGGCGACGTCGCACTGATGGGCTTTGACGCCCCGCGGGCAGTGACGATTCATCGTGAAGAGGTGCAGGAACGCATCGATCAGGAGCAGTAAAAACGCGGCTGTACCCACTCCATGCCGGGTCAATCAAATGCGTTAGTGGGCTGAATTGGCGGGCACTGCGGCACTGTGCGACCAATACCGACGTGCGATCCGTCGGTTATTTGTTTTCAATTAGTATTGAGGATCTGCGATGAAAATTCACAGCGGCAAAAAACAAGCACCGCGGCGAGTGATGTTGTACGGCACGCACGGAATAGGAAAATCAACTTGGGCTGCTCAGGCTCCCGGTTGTCTTTTCCTGAATCTGGAAGACGGCTTAAACGACATTGACTGCCAACGTACCGGCGTCATCACCAGCGTCGATACCGTAATGGAATCATTGCAGTGGCTCGACACCACAAAGCACGACTTCAAAACCGTGGCCATTGATTCAGCCGACTGGCTGGAGGGTTTGATTCATGCCGAAGTTGCGAAGACCGCTGGCAAGAAATCAATTGCGGAAATCGGGTACGGGGCCGGGTACAAGCAGGCTCTGGCCGTGTGGGACAAGGTTCTTTTTGCTTTGGACTGGCTGCGGACGGAGCGTGGTATCGGGGTGATCCTGATTGCTCACACTGCTATCAAGAGATTTGATTCGCCGGAGTCGGATTCTTACGACCGCTATCAACCTGCGTTGCACGACGCAGCTTCCGCGATGCTGCAGGAATGGTGCGACGAAGTTTTGTTCGCTTCCTACAAGGTCTTCACGAAGAAGGAAGACATGGGGTTTAACAAAGAACGAGCAGTCGCAATCGGTGGCGGTGAGCGATACGTGCGGACGCAGGAAACAGCGGCGGTTTTGGCAAAGAATCGCCTGAGCCTTCCGCCAGAAATTGAATTTAGCTGGTCGGCTTATGCGGAGCATTTCCCGACGGCGGAGACAGGAAACATTAGTGGCGTGGTTGTAGAAGGTTCCTCAAAGAAAGTGAGTTGATTCTATGGCAAGTCTTGAAGGGTTTGACGCAAATAAAGTCGAACCGAACACAGTGTTTGACGCAATCCCGGCTGGTGACTACCCGGTGATAATCGCTGACAGCAAGATGAGAGATACGAAGGACGGCAAAGGGAAAATGTTGGAACTGAAACTTCAGATTGTCCAGCAAGGGAAGTACATGAACCGCACGCTGTTCGATCGCCTGAATCTGAAGAACGCAAACGAGCAGGCGGTCCAGATTGCTCAGGGGACGCTGTCAGCAATCTGTCGTGCTGTAAATGTGCTTACTCCGAAAGACTCGGCGGAGCTGCACAACAAACCGCTTGTCGCGACTGTAAAACTCGGCGAGTACAACGGCAATCCGAAGAACGAAATTAAGGGCTACAAGCCGCTCGACAAGAAGACCGCGGCGAAGCCGAAGAACATGATTGAAGAAGCGTTCGAAGACGCTGGCGAAGTGGTGACTGCGAGTGAAAAGAAATCCCCCTGGAGTTAAAACCAATGACAACAATGACCGTCGAATCTGAAATCGAAAAAGCTCTGTCGGAGTTTTCGGAGCCTGATGCAATCCTGACAAAGCTGGCGGAGGACTATCTGCCACTTACGCTTGAAAAGGACGGCATCGACCGGATCACTGAGGCACGGAAACGCATGAAGCGGATTCGACTGGCGATCGAAACGAAACGCAAGGATCTCAAGGAGGCGTCCCTTAGATATGGAAAGGCCGTTGACACAGAAGCCAAACGGCTGACGGCCAAGGCAGAACCGATAGAACAGCATCTGTTGACGATGGAGCGGCAGCACGACGCGGAGCAAGATCGCATCCGCGAAGAAAAGCAAAAGGCAAAAGCGACTGTTCTCAATGAGCGTGTAACGGCGCTGCAGCCTTATGGAGTGATCGACGTTGCCGCGGTGACGGCAATGGATGACTTCGAGTTCAAAGCTCACTTGAAAAAGCGAGTCGAGGAATTCGAGGAGCGGCGAGAGGCGGCCGCGATTACTGAGGCCGAGCGGCAAGAGGCGTTGCGAATCGAGCGGGAACAACTTGAAGAGGACCGCAAGGCTATCGCACGACAGAAAGCGGAACTGGCGGCACAACTTGAAGAGGCAAACGCAATTCGCAAAGCCGAACAGCAGCGGCTTCACGCTGAAGAGCGTGAGCGACATGCGGTCGAGGATCGCAACAGGCAAGAGGCATTGAAGCCGGTGATTGAGCAGGTGGAAGGATTCGCCGCGACGGTGTTTGTGGCAGCGCAAGCTCACTTTGTGACACTCGGAAACCCGTGGTGGGAGCAGGTCGCGAGTGATTCGTTGAGGGGGTGCATGAACGAGATTGGAAACACTGTTCGGGATCGGTTTTACCAGTGATACCCCGATACTACCAGACAGCCGCCAATAACGCCGTCTGGCGTTATTTGTCGGAGCAGCAAGGGAATCCATTGATTGTACTTCCTACCGGGGCTGGCAAGTCGATCAGCATCGCGATGCTCGTCCAGCAAACGCTCGCGTTTGGTGGACGGGTCATCGTGTTGGCCCATCGCAAGGAGCTGCTGCAGCAGAACGCAGAGAAGATCCGGACGTTGCTGCCTGACGTCCAAGTCGGGATTTATTCAGCGGGGCTGAAGTCACGGGCCACGGATACTGACGTGATCTGCGCCGGAATTCAGTCATGCTACCGCAAGGCGGAAAACTTCGGGCGGCGTGAGCTGATCGTGATTGACGAGGTGCATCTCTGCTCAGATGACTCGGAGAGCATGTATGGCCAGTTCCTGGCCGACATCGTGCGGCACAACCCCAGGGCAAGGCTGGCAGGTCTCACGGCAACACCATACCGGACCGGCGAAGGACCGCTTTGCGGACGATACAAGCTGTTTCAGCGGATCTGCTATGAGATCGAAACCGGGCGGCTGATCAAGGAGGGATTCCTGTGCCCGATCACCAACAGGCCAGCCGTCGCGACGGTCGACACAAGCGGCATCAAATTGCGAGGCGGCGAGTTTATTGAGGGGGACATGCAACGTGCCTTCGACACTGCTGACAACGTCGAGGCCGCTTGCCTGGAAGTCGTGGCAAAGTGCCACGACCGGCATAGCGTTTTAGTTTTCTCCAGTGGAGTCTCTCACGCCGAACATATTGCGGTGTTGCTCGCGTCAATCACGGGAGAGACTGTCGGGCTGGTCACCGGCGACACGTTCCCTATGGAGCGGGCGAACACATTGAAGGTATTCAAACAAAACCAGTTGCGATGGCTCGTGAACTGCGACGTTCTGACGACGGGATTCGACGCGCCGTGCATCGATGCGATTGCTGTCCTCAGGGCAACGATGTCGCCCGGATTGTTCGCTCAGATTGTCGGTCGAGGACTTCGCCGACATGAAGCAAAGACCGATTGCCTGATTCTGGATTTTGGCGGCAACATTGCCCGTCATGGTTCGCTCGACGATCCACAGTATGGCCGTGAATCAACCGCAACGAACGCTCGTGAGGCGATCGCATCTGACAACAACGGACGCGGAAAACAGTGTCTGGCCTGCGGACTCGACGTCCCTTCACGGTCTGTTGAGTGTCCGGAATGCGGCTTCATTTTTCCGCAGAAGCATGAAGGCACGGCTGACGACAAATCGCAGCTCACTGGCGAGACACCACCAGAACAATGGAGCGTCGTCGCTTGCGGATGGAGTCGTCACACGAAAAAAGATCCTGATTCGCTGCCGACGCTTCGCGTCAACTACGAAGTTCAGCCGCCGGACGTCGAGGGCGGAAACCTGACGTCGCAGGTCATCAGCGAATGGGTCTGCATGGAACACACCGGCTACGCTCGCACGAAAGCGGGTCTCTGGTGGCAGGCACGTTCGTCGTCTGAATGTCCTGACACGGTCGAGGCTGCTCTGGACCTGCTCAATCGCGGTGCGTTGCGGATGCCGTCTGCAATCACGACGACCAAAGACGGCAAATGGTATCGCGTCAAGTCGTGTGAGTTTGCTGACGAGATGCCTGAATCATGGCCGGATGCCGTTGAGGCGGCTGAGGTGTTTAGCGGCGATGGTGAGGATGTGCCGTTTTGAAAGGAGTAACGAAGTATGGAATACACGATCAAGGCTCACCCGACTCTGTACAAAGGAGTGATGTACAGGTCGAGACTCGAAGCACGCTGGGCCGTGTTCTTTGATTTGGCTGGATGGAAACATGAGTATGAGCCGATTGACCTGCCGGGCTGGTCGCCTGACTTTAGATTGCAATTTGAATCAGACTTTAACGCACATATGGGCGTGATGAAATACGACCTTCTGGCAGAGGTTAAGCCGTATTACAAGTCGTCTGACTTCAAAAACCATAAGTGCATGGATTACGTAACATTGAAAACTGGTGGTGTTTGCTGTCTTGGAAATAGTCCATCGTCTTCGGTCTTTGTTTTTCATTGCGGGTTTGAATGGGACGGCCCTATAAATATCGCAGTTGCCGTAAATAACTTTGATACAGAACCGCTCTGGAAGGAAGCTGGAAACAGAACGCAATGGAGGCCGAATCGGTGAACTCACATTCATCGGCTCTGTTCTTCGCGTCTCTTGGCTGGCATGTCGTCGCAATGGAATCCGGATCAAAAAATCCCGGAAGCATTGTCGGGCAAGGATGGCCTGAACACTGCACGACAGAGCCTGCAAAAATCAATCGCTGGTTTTCTGATCATCCTGATGCAAACATCGGGGTTCTTCTCGGGCAAAAAAGCAACGTCATTGACCTGGAGTATGACAGCGATGAGGGAAGGCAAATCATCGAGCCAGCTTGTATCGGGATTATCACGCCGACTTACAAATCGGCGAAGTCTGTTCACAGGTTGTTTCGCTATGAAGATCGGTTCACCCCTGAAAAGGCAAAAGTGGGATTGAGAGGAACCGAATGGCGATTCGGTCAAGACTCTGCACAGAGCGTGTTCCCGCCTTCGTTGCACGAAACTGGCGTTCGCTATGAGTGGCTTCCAGGAATGTCGCCTGATGACTGTGCGGTACTGTCGTTGCCAGATGAGTTGTGGTTGCTGTTTTTGAAAATGAAGGCGGAGCATGAATTAAAGACAGCGAGGAACCCGACTCACCGCGTGCCTTCCCGATATGTATCGGGCGACAGCCTGCTGAATCGGACAAGGAAGTTCGTTGAGGAAACAATGACATGGGAAAACATTCTCTCTGGAGACGGATGGAAGTATTGCCGCAAGCGTGGCGATGCTCAGGACTGGTGGAGGCCAGGTAAAACGTCAGGCTCAATCAGCGGAACGGTGAACTATGGCGGTAGCGGTACGCTCCGGATCTTTTCCGCAAATGTATCGCCTCTTGAATCAGAAAGCAGTTATGACAAGTTCTCATATTTGTGTCGCACGAAGCACGGAGACAATCCTGTCGAGGCAGCGTTTGCATTGCTGCCTGAGCACATTCGGAACATGCCGCGTGGTAACAATCAAAGGCCAGTTGATTTATCGGGACTGATGAAAAGTGATCAACCTGATGAGATCGAAGATGAGGAGCTATGCCTTGAAATGGTTCCGGACTTTGGAATCCTCAGGGATGTTTACGACTACTATTGCATTATCAGTCACAAGGCATCACCAATCATGGGGCTGTGTGTGGCTATCAGTCTGTGCCAGACGATTTTCGGGCGTCGGGTGGCTTCGCACACTGACATGAGGACCAACGATTATAACGTCATCGTTGCACCAACATGCAGCGGAAAGGAGGCTTGCGAACAAACAATCATTAAGATCCTTTCAGCCGCAGAGCCTGACGCTTCAAAACTACCATTGATCCCCGTGGATATTCAAAGCGGAAACGGGCTAATAACAGCGTTGAGTCTCGCTAAATCAGCAATTTGGATTTGTGACGAGTTCGGAAAAGTCATGCAGTCAATTTTGAATCCAAAAACAGGGAACGACCATTCCAGAAAAATCGGCGATCACCTTTATCGACTTTACGGGAAAAGGCTTCATACCGGAGCTGCTCATTCAAAAGGAACATGCAACATCATCGAGCAGCCAAGCCTCTGCGTTCTCGGGCTGACGACAGACAAGGCGTTCCAGTCGTTTAACGCGGACCACATTACCGACGGCCTGATGTCTCGGCTTGCTTTTTGGATTGTCCAGAGTCGACCAGACAAAAAGACGGCAAAGCCGATTCCTGTCCCAGTCAAACTAGCCGATGACGTCAGCAAGTGGCTCACATTCAGCCCATGCGGGCTTCGGCCTGATGTTCCAGTTCCAAAGGTTATTCAGTTTTCAGAAGCGGCAAAGGAGCGATGGGAAGGTCATGACAAAAAAATTGACACGGCAATGAAAACTGAAGGAGACGCGAGAAGTGCAATATGGGGGCGCACGTCAGGCAGGTCGATGAACCTTGCTTTGGTGTCTCGATGTTCCCGACTCTGCCGAGATCCTGAAGAAGCGAACTGGGATGAGGTTCTTGTCGAAGAGGAAGATGTTGAATTTGGCATCAGGATTTCAAACTGGATCACTCGCACAATGTGCGGACTGATCAGTGAAAACATCGCCGACAGCCATGCTTTGAAAGCTCAGCACATCCTGCTCACGGCGGTTGCGGAAAACCCGATTGTCGGGCGTCGCGAGTTGATGCGAAAGTTCAGGAGCATCACGTCAACGGAGCTTTCAGCTGCGGTCACCGTGTTGGTGGCTGACGGTAAAATCGAGGTAATTGAATCGCCGAGAACTGGGACCAAAGGTGTCTCCTATCGTGCCAAGGTTTGACCAAAAACCACCCCGGGACAAGTAGGTTGTCCCGAGAAACAACAACACACTAGGCAAGACTCGTGAGTAACCCAAGGGAACAAATAGGCAAAGCGGGCTGTTTGGAAACTTGCGTATTTAGAGGTTGTCCGAGGTTGTCCGAGGTTGTCCCGAGCGTTTTGGGACAACCTCGTCCACCAGTAAGGGAAAGCGTTTTGCAATGTATTCCCTCTCTCTCTCTCTTACTCTCTCTCTCTCTGTTCAGTATTTTTATAGAGGTTGTCCCAGTGTCCGGTGATGGGTGGGGGTATCGATGCCTGCCTTGATTCCCCCCTGCCCTTGCTCTCTCCTTATCGGAAAACTGGGACAACCTCAAAGTCACCACCATGAAATCAGAAATTCAAAAAGCAACCGACACGGCAAACGCAAACCGAAAGCGATACCAGCTTTCGATTCTCCAGGAGCTGACCGGGCTTACTTGGACCGCAGAGCACAAATTCTGTGACAGCCGAAAATGGAGGTTTGATTTCGCCTGCCTGCCGATTGCTGTTGCAATCGAAGTCGAAGGCGGTGTATTCACGCAAGGGAGGCACTCTCGCGGGGCCGGGATGATCGCTGACATGGAGAAATACAACACGGCTCAGCTATTTGGCTGGACCGTGCTGCGGTACACGCCGCAGCAATTTTCGGCTGGCGTGTGGGTCGATGACGTGGCGTACGTGACCACACTCAATCTACCGCAAAATCCAGAGTGGCATGAGGACATGATGCACGCTTTTGATACTGCTGTGAACTGCATGGAGTCGGAAGAATTCGGCGGTGACAACGCGGAAAGGCAAGAGGCTGCGTATCGAGAGGTGGCCACGAGGCTGCGACGCATGGCAGCGCGGTACAACAGAACTCACGGAATAACAAAATAACAAGGAGGGTGAGCGACGTGAAAGTAAGAAGCGACGTGAGTGTGCTGGTATTTACAGAGTCGGATCACGAATTGCGTATCCAATACAGCAACCGGGGCGAGCCGTTTCGCGACGGTGTGGAATGTGGGTTTTATCACCGGGACGGTGTAGCTTTTCCGGCCGTGCGGGTTCTGCTGAATCATGAGGAAGTTGAACAGCTTCGCGATAAGTTGACAGAGTTTTTGGGTGATGAAAAAGGTGATACGAATGATTGAGGGGATGAAATGATTTCAAGGCGCAACACACTGAAAACCATCGCAGCCGCGTTCATGGCTCCTACGATTCAGCTTCGCCAGTCGGTTTCCGATGAGCGATTGATGATGGCATTTTGCGAGCCAGACAGGGGTCGATACAGGCTTCAATACGAGTTTGAGAAGCCGTTCGGGTTCGGGTCATTGACTTATGCCAGCGATTACAAAGCGTTGATTCGATGCGAACTTGCGGGCCGGATCGAAGACGGAGAGAAAAGGCTCCCGCCAATCGCTGAAACATGGGATCGATACTGGATGCCACAAACGCAATGGCGTCCGCTGACTCCGGACGATCTCAGACCAACGGAAGCCTGCGATGGCAATTTCGGGTTCTGTCCGGAATGCGGTGATCGGCGGGTTTCAGCGGAATATCCAAAGGATGCTGCTGAGGCGGCTTCTTTGCCGGACTGGGACGTGGACGACAACACGATACGAGACGTCTCGTGCCCGCGATGTCACGGCCGCTGGTACGGCGGGCCATCCAATGTTCGCATTTGCGGCGTGCTTCATTCGTCCTGGAATCTTCGGCGAATTGTAGCTTTGCCGAATCCGCAGGTGTGCAAGTCGCTTTGGCTGGATCCGAAGTCAGATGCCAACGTCATTCTGTTTCGCGCGGATGGATTCGAGGGAATGTCGATGGGGATGGCTGAGTAACGCTTTGCATCACGTGGATGCGGAGAGCCTTAAACCAGCGAAATGATGACTTGAGGTGCCCGATGATTGAGTGTCCGAAATGCAAAGAGGAACATGAACCAACAGGGATTCACGAAGACGATTCTGGAGAGATGGAATGCGAGTCGTGCGGATTCGCGTTCGTCGTCTACATCGAATACGACCCGAGCTATGAGATATCGTGTGTGGTACACCAGTTTGGAGAAATGCAAACTATCAGCGGGACGGACGCGCAGTTCTGCGTCAACTGCGGCAAGTGCAGGCTTGCAATCGAGGCGTCCGCATAACTTTCAAGATCACCCGGCAGCGGCGAGTGATGTCCAATTTCGAACGAACGCCCCACCGCTGCTCGGCGTGGATCTTGTTGTTAGTGCGAGTACGTCAATGATGATTTGCGACCTATGCGAAGTGAAAACGCGAGCCATGTCACGTGATATTCCTTTTGCGGAATTTCCGTCGGACATGTGCGACGAACATTGGAAGGAATTTCAGGAAGCGATCAAGCTGGCGACGAGCATCTTTCGCGGGTCGGCGATCACGGAAAAGGACTGGGCGTCGTTTAAAAGTCGATTGATGGCGTCGCGAAATGTGAAGCACTAACGCAAAAGGTTAACCGGGTTGCCGGGAGAGGATTACCAATGAGTGAAAACGAAACCACGGCGACTCCGGTTGAACCGCTTGTTGTGCCTGCCTTAACTCCGCTGCAGGAGTGCATGAAAGAACTGTGTACGGCGATCAACAAAGTTCAGGACTGGGAAGGGACTAGGGTTGGAGCTGCGTTAGAGAAAGCGGAAGCCTTGCTAACTTGATTAAGGCTGACACCTAACGCTTGCGGTAACCGGAACCGCTTTCGGTTCACCGCTTTGTTATTGTGAGGAGGTAGGGTGTGACACAGATGTTATTGTTCAGCGAGCAGGTGCCAAAAAAAATGGAGCCGGTGTTCGTGTGTCCGTGTGGGTACACGTCACCTGTGTGCTGGTTTTCGCCGGACGAACCGCCGTTGTTGACTCTGGAGGACGATGACGACACCGTATGGTGCAGGGGCTGCTGCAGTGAGCTGCGACGCGTGCAAGTGACAGTGTTCTATGGTGAGTCAAACTAACGACCAAAATCACATGGCCGGGCGGCGAGTGACCGCCCAACCAAACCGAGAGACGCTGCCGCCGCTCCGGTTCAATGTTGTGTTATGCGGCGATTGGGGAATACTAGGATGGACGAAATCACTACTGCCAAAATAAGGTTGCTGCCGTGTGCTAAAAATGTTTGCCAAGAGTGCGCGGTCGATCACCAACCAGACGAAGCACACAACGCACAGTCGTTGTATTACCAGTACAAATTTTACGGAAAGCATGGTCGATGGCCCACGTGGCATGATGCGATTTCGCACTGCGACGCGGAAAGCCAAGCGCTTTGGAAAGAGGAATTGACGCGAATGGGTCACTGGTCGGAACCAGTTCCGTCCGCATAACGACCAAAATCACATGGCCGCGACGAGCTGCGGGCCATGTGTGACGACTTCACTTCGCGGCTCTGGTGGATTGTGTTGTTGGATTGCGAGGGTGTTATATGGGATCAAAGAAGCCACCAGCTGAGCCACGTCCTGCGAACGTACCGACAAGCCCTCCTCCTCCGCGACAGGCGAAGTATGCGGGAATCTGCATGTGGGTTTGGAGCGAGGGGTATTATGAGTCCACATGTGGAAACTCGTTTTACTTTGACGCTGGTGGAAGACCAGAGGAACACAAATTCACGTTTTGTCCGTACTGCGGAAAACATCTGAGTAGCAAATAACTTCAGCGTTAACCCGGGCCGGAGCGAGCCCGTGTTCAAATTCAAACCAGCGTGTTCGACGGCTCCGCGTTGAACGCTTTTTTAGGTGCGTTATGCCGACCACTAATTGCGAAAAAAAAGCGCGTGAAAAGGCTAGAGCGTTACATCGCGTCTGGAGGTCGTTGAATGATGGTGCTTGTCCCAGCTGCCACAAGTTCCACCAGGCCACACAGATCCTGCGGACAAAAAACATCATCGCGTGCCCGTCGTGCTCGTTCTCTGTGACGATGTTGGAGATTGCAAAGATTGAAAAACTGTTCGCACCAGAGATGAACGCGGCACTGAACATTTTTTTGCAGTGGCGGCGTGAACAGTCACAGGCTTGCGAATACTGTGATAAGCATTTGGTGTTGCGCGAAATTTGCCAGTGCCGTACGCGTTGCGATACGTGCGGATACTGGCTAACAGGCCAGAAGGACGATTCCTCGACTCGTTGCCGGTGGTGTGTCACCAGCGGAGAGCCTGGGCCGCCAGGTGTTGCTGAGTCAAAATAACGCTTCAGATCACTTGGCACGAACGAGAGAACTAACCAATGAAAACCGACGAGGCTGAGTGCTCTAGTGGATCTGATTGTTCGTCACACGCGTGGCAATCGGAGGATAAAGAACCAACAGTGCG